GCAATTTAAGTACAGATTCAGGAAGTAATTATAATGTTACTAAAACAACGACTCTTTTTACAGCAGATCATCACGAGGGGGGTGGAGCAAATGTTCAATATAATGGATCAAGAGATTTAGCACAAGGCACAGGAAATGTAAATCTTGCACATAGATTAGGTTCGGACAACGATCAATCAGCAAGTGGAACTCTACATCTTTTTAATCCTAGTTCTACAGTATTTGTTAAACATTTCTTTGGTACATTTAATCATTCTTTAGCTGGAGATACTTCTATCAATAATTATGTTGCTGGTTATGGAAACACAACTTCAGCTATTGATGCAGTTAAATTTGTTATGTCAGCAGGAAATATAGATTCTGGCACAATCAAACTCTATGGAATAAAAGGTAGCTAATGAGTATTATAAAATTAAATAACAGATCAGTAAAAGATGTAACAGCTTTTGGTTCAATATCTTCTCTTGGAAGTCTTACACATATAGCAACACAAACAGCTTCATCATCAGCAAGTTTAAGTTTTACATCAGGGATTGATAGTACCTATAAGGAATATATTTTTTTTATTGTAAATATACACCCAGCAACAAATGAACCTGAATTTTATGTAAATTTTTCATCAGATAGTGGGTCTAATTACAATGTAACTAAAACAACAACTGCTTTTAGAGTTTTACATAGAGAAGATGATTCATTAGCAAATGTAAGTTATGATACAGGACGAGATTTAGCACAAAGCACAGATGAATTAGAACTAGCACATGACATTAGCAGTAATAGTGACTCATCTGTATCTGGTGCGTTACATTTATTTAACCCCTCATCAACAACTTTTGTTAAACATTTTTTAGCTAGAACTAATTCAGCACAATCGCATGGTGGACAACACGCATCAATCGAAAATTTTAAATCTGGATATTGTAACACTACATCAGCAGTAGATGCTGTAAGATTCAAATTTAGTAGTGGAAATATAGATAGTGGACAGATATTGCTATTCGGATTAAATTAACATAAAAAGGATATATTATGCCAAGATATAAATTAGTAAATGGAGAACGAATACAGCTAACTGCTGAAGAAGAAAAAATAAGAGATCAGGAAGAGGCTGATTGGGAAGCTGGTAAGTTTGATAGAGCAATCGCAGATTTAAGACAAAGAAGAAATGCTTTGTTATCTACTACTGATTTTTATGCTTTATCTGATGTAATAATGTCAGATGAAATGAAACAATATAGACAAGATTTACGAGACATCACAGAGGGTGTTACAACAGTAGAACAAGTAGAAGCAGTAGAATTTCCAACCAAACCATAAGAGGTTTAATGCAACTATCCAAACATTTTACATTAGAAGAATTTGAGAAATCTCAAACAGCTACAAGAAAAGGTATTAATAATAAAGCTGGGTCAGGAGAAATAAAAAACTTAACTGATTTATGCTATGAAGTATTAGAGCCTGTACGAGCAAAGTTTGATAAACCAATTATTATTACTTCAGGTTATAGAAGCCCTGAACTATGCGAAGCAATAGGAAGTAAAGCAACATCACAGCACAGCAAGGGCGAAGCAGTTGATTTCGAACTGCCCAATATTTCTAATCTTCAAGTTGCTTTATGGATTCAAAATAATTGTAATTTTGACCAACTTATACTTGAATATTGGAAAGATGGAGAGCCTAATAGTGGTTGGGTTCATTGTTCTTACAAAGATGGTTCTAATAGAAAACAAGTATTAACATTTGATGGAAAAACATATAAAAATGGATTACCTGATGCTAAATGGTCAGATGGTAAAATGCAAAACTAGGAGAAACAATGGCACTAACAAAAAAACAAAAGAAACTTCCAATGGCTTTACAAAAAGCTATACTAAAGAAACAAAAACAAACTAAAAAAACTAAAAGGAGAAAATAATATGCCTTATCATACAGGAAAAGGTTCTCATGGTGGAATGAAGAAAAAGAAGAAAAAAGCTAAGAAACCTAAAATGAATAGAAGAAAAAGATAATGGTTAAAGTAGCATCTATAACAAATATTATCAAAGGTCTAAAACCTAGACAACAAAAAGTGATGCGTAGTCATGCTCGACATCATAGTTTAAAACACATGAGAAGCATGGCTAGGTCATTAAAAAATGGAAGCACATTCGCTTCTGCACATTCTAAAGCCATGAGGTCAGTTGGAAAATGAGTGGATTTACAACAACATCAACATTGGCTGAGATGATAAACAAAAGACCAATGAGGAAAAGAAGAAGAAATGTCAAAAAAAAGAAAAAGAAGAAAAGTACCAAAAGATAAAGAAACTGATTTACCTAAAAAGTATTTATCAGGTCTTAAAGGTGGTGCAAGATCACAAAGAGCAAGTTTGATAAAAGCTATGTCTGAAGCTTACAAAAGAGGACAAAGAATACCAAGATCAATGTTTAGGGCGAGGGCGAGAAGTGGCTATTAGAAGAAAACCTTTATCTGCAAGAGTTGTTTCTATACTTAGAGCAAAAGCTAAAAATAGAAAAAATATAACTCTTGGTATGCTTAAAAAAGTATATCGAAGAGGACAAGGTGCTTATTTATCATCAGGTTCAAGACCTCGTACCTCTATGGCTAGTTGGAGTATGGGAAGAGTAAATTCTTTTTTGCGAGGAAGTAGAAAACATGATACAGACCTTAGAAGAAAACGAAAAAAATAAAAATGAAAACAACTAAAGAAAAATTTGTAGAGATAGATGGAAGAATTAAATTAGTAAATCAGAAGATTGATTTAATAATTAAAAACCATCTTCATCACATGAAAAAAGACATTGATAGAATTTTATATTCTCTTGGTGCAATCGGTCTATTGGTTTTAGGACAATTACTTTACTTACTCTCGAAATAGTTGTATTAAAGACTTATGATCTATAAGTCTGTTTTGATAATTAGTGATACTCATTTGCCTTTTGCTGTTCCTGAATTAATACCTTTTCTAAAACTTCTTAAAAAAAAATATAAACCTGATAGAGTAATTCATATTGGAGATGAAGTGGATAAACATGCTATGTCATTTCACGATAGCGATCCAGATTTACCTAGTGCTGGAGATGAACTCAGAATATCTTTACCATTAATAAAAGAACTAGAAAAACTCTTTCCTAAAATGGATTTATTAGATTCTAATCATGGAAGCTTAGTTTATAGACGAGCATTGAAGCATGGAATACCAAAAGCTTATTTAAGAGATTATAACGAATTTTTAGAGGTTGGTAAGGGTTGGAAATGGCATGATGATTTAACAATAGATACACCACTTGGTAAAGTTTACTTTTGTCATGGAAAAACAGCAGATGTACTTAAATTAGCACAATCTATGGGTATGTCATGTGTTCAAGGTCATTATCACAGTTCTATGGGTGTAAGATACTATGGTAACAGTTTAGGTCTATATTATGGTCTTCAAGTAGGTTGTATGATAGATTCTAAAAGTTTGGCATTTAGATATAACAAAGTACAAAAAGCTAGACCAATTATAGGCTGTTCAGTAATATATAATGGATTACCTATAATTGAGCCTTTTATTAAAGATAAGACAGGAAAATGGGTCGGAAAGCTACTTTAAAGGCAAATACAAGCACACAGAGGGCTACTCAGAGACAAATAGGGGGTCAGCATTATAAATTACCTATATCGCCTTTAAAATTCATTTTAGCCAATAAGCTTAACTTTGTAGATGGAAATATTGTTAAATATGCAGTAAGAAATAAAAAGGGAGAAAGCCTAAAAGAAAAGTACGATAAAATTATACATTACGCAGAATTAGGAAAAGAATTATTAGGAGAATAATATGTGGCTTTCAATACTAAAAAACCCTTTGACTAAAATGGTTGCTGGGAAAGTAGTAGATCATTTTAAACATAAAGCAGAAAAAGTAAAAACTATAAGAGAAGCAGAAATTCAAGCTTGTAAAGAGGTTGATGTTCAAAGAATTAAATCACAAGATAAAAGCTGGAAAGACGAGATATTGATGGTATGGTTGATTGCTATGCTATCAACAGGTTGGTTTGAAGATACTAGAGACAATTTTGAGGAGTGGGTAAGAATTATAAACGATTTACCTGATAGCGTTTGGTATCTTGTAATTATTGTATTTACTGCAACTTTTTCTACTAAGATGACAGATAAAGTTTTGAACAGAAACAAAAAGAAGTAATATGATGAATGACCAACGATGCAGTAATTATAGAAGTAGAGTTTCATTTACACAG